CGAATTGCAGCTTGGCCACCCACCGCGACAGCTGCAGCCGATCGTTTGAAACCCTTACCGAAATTTCGGTGGGCAAACAACAAATCAGCATGTAGCAAATCACCATGAGTGGCGTAGGCGGCATCATGATCTCTGCAGGTATCATCAAATTCATCAACGGCAGGAACATCAGACACAACACTGTTCTGATACTCGCCCGCTGACCAACCTGGACCGCAATAATTTCCATGATACTTCATCTATAATGGGGAATAATTGTAGAGTAAGTAATTATCAATCGTCTCAATGGTGTGCTCAATGTTCAGTTGGTCATAGTATTGTTCCATGGCCACCTGTTCATCAGGAGCATATCCCCACGCCATCATGAAGCTAGTTCTGGCGTCTGGAGTGATGGGAGCTTCCTTCGCTTCCATCCTCACAGCTAAGAACCGCATTCCTGACTGCATGTGCACAGCATCTTGCATGTTTGATTTAATTCCGTTACGCATGTAACACTTGTAAAAGGACTCCATCACTGGAACCCCACCACAAAGTGCTAATCCACACTCGCCAACAGCATACAGCCATTTCCTCATAGCTGATTCGTTGTCGAGTGGGAAGAGACACATACTGTCCTTCTCTCGTGCGGTATCGAAATTTCTTACTGCTACATTTCCACGTGACGTTCTGAGAACCCGCATCTGGCAGAACTCAATGTCTTCCAAATTGTGCGCGCTGGGCTCTCTCGTCATACGGAATCCCATTTTGATGAACCATTCATCCAGACCTCTTACAAATTCTAACTCATGTTCACGTTCCATAAATACAACACAGTCATCACCATTGTTAATAAATTTAATTGGGATGTTCTTTTCCTTAGCATACTGCCATACCATGGCGCACATAATCAGGCAGTTACCTAAGGCTGTATTCATATCACCGCTGAATCGTCGTCCACGAACGGAATATTTCAATTTTCCGTCATCACAGTGTCCAACTCCCTTATTCTCAACCTGCATTTTCAAAAGACGCCTAAGTTCTTTGTCATTCTTATACAGATCAAGATATATGGAATGTTCCCACTGTAACATTTCAGCTGAAACGTGCATATCAAATTTGGTGGCGTCGAGGCCGATGCCCACAGGCCTTGCGAAACTACTCCATTTATCTGAAATAATTTCGCCGATTTCCTCGACGTTGTAACCTTTCATAACCACATGTTTCTCACCGAACATTTTATTAATGCTACGGTAAATGCGGTGCTCGATATGTTTCAAGTAGCAGCCGACTCCGATGTTGTAGACCGGATGTCTCGGCTGAATGCACCTCGGTGCTTTTGTTGGATTGACCTTCTCACATTTGACGAAGGCCGCACTAATAGCATGTTTCCTAAGTACGCCTTTCTCATAAAATTCTTCAAGTGCATTGTTGTAGATTGTTTTCTTCCGTCCTCGAAACATCTCCACGAATTCTTCGGGAGTAAGTTTGGAGGGTTTGGTTCCAAGTTTCTTCAACAAACCATTGCGAAATCCTTTGAGAGTGGCGAATGCATGATTTTTATCTACAGGTGGTGGCGGAACGAAGGCGCCATCAACTACGCAAAAATACATACGCTCAAGTAACGCTGCTTTCAGTGTGTCAATACTCGCGTTATTAATTTTTAAAGTCCTCATTTTCCCACTAACGCTAGTTACAACGTGGAAACGACGGACTCGGCAGGGCGCCTGATTGTGCTGGACTACCAAATCTAGATGCACCAACTCACTTCGGTGATCGAGACCTTCCAGCTCAACCAAGCCCCCTCAATTGGCTCTGACGACGTCAGCGGCAGCCATCTCAAGAAGATACTGAATCTTCTTGGAGTTGCTCGCTGACGAGTTCAACATAGCTAAGCCCTCAAGCTCAGACTTTGTTGGAACAAACACCATGTTCACGATCATACCCACATGATCTCTGATGTG